CCAGCATCAGCCCAACAGGTTGTCCCGCCGTTGTGACGGGCGTGGTGCCTGCGCTATCTTGGAACAGCGTGGACAGGTCGGATGGACCGTACCATGCACCTGCAATGCCGCCAGCGAATAGGGACGCGGGGGAGAAGCCGCCTGCGAATAGAGTTTGCGAACCTATCTGTAAACCGACACCTAACCGCATTTCACACTTCCGATCATCATTTGTCTACCTTGACCAACCACGATATCACGTATCCCGCAGAGTCTACAGGAATGACCTCAAGCACAGACCATTCTACACCACCGATCGTCAGCACGTCGGTTGTAGACGGGGCAATCGTCACGCCGATATTAACCAGCGAATAGACCTGCTCTTTCGCACCGAGGGCAAGCCCCGTACGCTGCGTGTATGCCTTACTTGACGGTTTGGCGGTGAACGTGTGGACAACGGGCGCGCCTGGCGTAGGGTTCCATTCTGACCCTGACGGCGTGCCTGGTCGGCTGATCGTAACAATCGGCGCGCCCGTGCCGTTGCCCGCCGCAATGCCCGCTTCGACATAGGCTGCCTGAACGTCTGCCGTGATATCCGCGCCGCTCATCGCGCTGCCGTTTTGCCAAGCGTGGCAAAGTCAAAATAAGGCCCGTCACGATCTGTGACGTAAGGGTCAAACATCGCGGCAATGATTGTGCTGACGGGCGTAGCAGATTCAAAGCCTCCTTTGCCCCCCGCGACAGGTGTCCATTTGATATCACCCACGCCAGTCAGTGTCTTTTGCTGATCCGGGCTAAACGTGACGGTAAAAAATCCGGGCGTTGCGAGCTCTAGTTTCGCAGCCTCATAGGTCGCAGGGTCGACCACTGCCAGCGTAGTCGCGTCAAGCCCCGGCAAGAGGCGGTTGAGATAGTTGTACGCAATATGGTCTATAGCACGCACGAGCGCTGAGGCGCTTGCGGCATCGTCCACCACAGTGTCCCCTCGCGCGCTCGCGTATGTGATCCAGCCTGCAACGGTCGCGGTCATTATTTTGACTTCGGCGCACCGGGCATCGCGCCCTTCGACGGGTTGGTGACTGCGGTCTTGGCATTACCGACCACGCGGCATTTGTTAATCGCCCATGATGGAATTGCGTTTCCGTCAATCTCGACAACATCGCCAACATTGTGGCCACTTGCGTCAGGCATTGTGATTTCAATTTTCATGGTTCGTCTCCGAGGGTTAAACGTAAAGCAACAGGTCCGACGTGGTGGCTGCGAGCACGTGCGTGATGCAACAGCTGACGACCATCCCTGCCACGACCGCGTGCGTGCCTGGATCAACACCGGCTTGAGTTGTCACGGCAAGGTTGCCGTCGCTCAGGACCAGGATAGAGCGGCACGACTTTGCCAGCGTCACGTCACCCGAAGCTGAGGCGTCATAGATCACATAGTCAAGCGCGGGCGCATCAACACCATAAGGCGCGTTCGATGTGGCAAAAGGAAAGTCAACCATGTGCATTTCTCCTGAGATTAAAATGGGCCGGTCGGTTATACCGGCCCATCATGTTACGTGAGTGACGAAACCGCAACGCCACAGTTTTGGTTGGCGTCAAATCTGATTTCCAAGGCGACGGCCGCCATGGTCACAAAGTTGTAGTCGTCCTCAGGATTCGCACGGAATTGCGCCCGTGTGGTCATCGGCATCCCGTTCAAAACCTGCAGGACACGGCGGTCCTTGACAACCGCAATGACTTCGCCTGGGTTGATGCTGTCCGCGTCGATAACATCGCGCAAGCCGCCCAATTCCAACACGCGCTGCGCAATGGTTTTGGGATAACCCGCCGTAAACTCGGTCGATGTGGCATAGAACCAATCGTCAAAGTTCAGGTAGATCGTGGCTGGCGATTTGAAGTTATCATCGTGGAGCAGTTTCAAGGTTGCAGTGATTGTCGCCAACCACTGTGCACCTGTTGCCCCGTTCAGCGCCTGAGCTGTGGTCCGGGTGTTGCGGCGCGGGTGAGTGCGCAGCCCGTAAAGCGGATCAGCACCGACGACGATGTCAGTGTCGCCGTTGAGCATCAGGCTCTCGGCTTTTTCCGCAATCTTGCGCATCGAGTTCATCCGGCCCGCAGCGTCAAGCTGAAACCCTTCTGTCGATGCGGCCGCTACCTGACGCCATCCGTAAGAGAACGGGCTGTCGATGATCGGCAGTGGCGTGCCATGGTAGGCAAACACAGGCTGGTCAGTGCGACCCTTTGAACGGCCATCCAGCGAGACGTTTACCGACCCGCTGTCGGACACAGTTTGGAAGTGGTGGACCAACTTACCAATCGGCATGGGCCTGGATACCGACGTCGAAAGGTCATTGAACACACGAAGTGTCGTGCGCTGGACCTCTACGGCCTCACGGTCCCACAAGCCCCAAACATCTTTGGGAAGGGGTAGTGCATTGCCGACAAGCGTTTGACCATGGTTTTCTGCCATGGCAATTTGCGAAGCGTTGAACTGGCGACGATTGGCCAGAACAAAAGCCTGCTGTTCATCTGTAAAACGAAGCATATCAGGTGTCCTCCTTATGCCGCTGGAACGTTGTAGGAATTGGCGATTGTCACATCGGCCAAGGCACCTGCGCTATATGCACCAGGCGTATCACTAAAGAACGCGATGACGATATCATCGGCGGTTGTTGCAGCGGCCAATCGACCAGACGCTGCAATCTTGAGCGGCGCATTCAATGCATATGTCGCGGCGGCAAGGCTCGCCTGTACCACCAGGCCAGGGACAAGGGCAAAGGCAATGCCCGTATCCTCGTCGGCATATGCTGTCGTGACCGTCTGGTCCTTGAAGTCCAAAGTGGACAGGATCAACGGCAACTTGCCCAGTGACGTGGTGATCTGGACAAGCTCTGTTGCGGTTTCTTCGACAAACGTGCCGGGCATGTAAGCACCTGCGACGGGCTTGCTGACCGAAATGGGCTGATGCGTGATCGGCCCTCGGAAAATGGTGTTACCGGCCATCTTAGTTCACCGCCTTTTTGTCTGTGCCATCCATGACGGCGTTGAGGTCATAACCTGCGAAGTCGTCGGCAGGACCAGTGCCGCCAAATGCCCCATTAAGGGCAGCAGCCGTTCCTGGCTTGGCGTTGGCCGCCAGCTTACGGGCGGCATTGAGCGTCAATTCCGCAGCCGACTCGGCGTCAAGAATGTTTGCTTTGACGATTTTCGCCACATAACCATCCAACTCGGCCTTGTCTTTTGCCGTCTGGTTGGCCTGCATTTCTGCCAGATTGTCGGTCAGCGGCTTCATTGCGGCTGTGACGGCATTGGCAATTGTTTCGCCGATGCCATTCTGCGATTCCGTGAGGGCATCAACCTTCGCGGAAAGCGCGTCGAACTGAGCTTTATCAGTCATATCTGCTTCTCCTGTGTTTGCAGAGGGTTCCCGCCCGGCGCCGCGAACGGCGTCCAGTATTGCGGACTTAATGCGATCCATTACTGGCACGCGTTCGAGCCTTTCGGCTGCCCTGAGCGCCATGTCGGCTGCCCAGTCCATTTCGCGTTCAAAATCTTCAAACACGGAATTGATAACATCAATCTGGGACTCTTCGCCCTTGGCGTTGACCATCATGCCGACGCCCTGTTCGGGTGTTGCTGCACCATCCTCGCCCAGCAAGATTGCGTCATGGTCAAAAGCCATGTTACGAGCAATAAATTCATATGCGTCGTCTGTTGACGCCTCAAGATCGCAAAACAACCCTGTGCTGGTATGAATTGGCGTGCCTTTTTCAACAGCTTCCAAAACCGACCGACCCCCAACGCTTTCGTTCGCTCGGGCCACATCAATCACTTTATCAAGCAGCACGCGGCCGTTCTCACGTCGCACGTTTTCGTTATGCGCGCCAATCCAGCCGATATTGATGCCCTCGGGATCCGATGCGCTCACAAACATGCCATTGACTGTCGGATGCCCTAACGGCGCGTAAGTGTTGTTCAGCGACATAAACCCTTTTTCGATTTCCTCAGCGGGGTAGCTGATACCGTTCATCACAATGCCGTCAGGCAG